TATGGAACCCATAAGTATTTGTCTAGGTGTGCTTTCTGCTGTAAAGCAGGGCGTAGCTCTGTATAAAGAATACAAGTCTGTTGGCAAAGAAGCTTATGGGGTAATGCAAGAAATTTCTACAGGGCTTGGTACGTTCTTTGAACACCAAGAAAAAGCGCAACAAGAAATAAAAGAAAAAGAAAAGAACCCGCCAAAAGGTAAATCTATTCAGGCGCAAGCTTTAGAAAATGTGCTTGCCAGAAAACGACTGCAACAAGCTGAGTACGATCTACGCCAAACATTGATTTACGATACGCCCCCAGAACTGGGCGCTATTTGGGAAGAGTTTCAAACGGAACGGGCTAGGCTTGTAAAAGACAAAGCCAATTTTGACAAAGCTCAAAAAAAAAGGATGCGCAAGAAGCCTTGGAAAGGCGTGTTTCACGCGATAAACGAAACTTTCAAATCGCCGTTATCGCCAGTATTTTTGCAGTCTGCTTGACAATTTTTGGTTTGATGTTCTATATTAGACAGGATTATTTAGCACGGCGAGAAGATGAAGGTTGGTATATAGAGTTTAAAAAAAACTTTATGAATGATGGTAAAGAGGTTGAGTGTTACAAAATGTTTAGGCAAACTGGGTATCTACCAAGATACTGTAATTAGGAGAATGATATGTTTGGTTTAGATGCATTACTGGGAATCGGCAATAAGTTAATTGACAAGTTAATTCCTGACCCACAAGCAAAAGCGGCTGCTCAATTAGAACTTGCCAAAATGCAACAAACAGGAGAGTTGGCACAACTTCAAGCTGACGTATCCGAACAACAAGAACTGACTAAGCGCTTACAGGCGGACATGTCTAGCGACTCTTGGTTATCTAAGAATATTCGACCTATGGTACTTATATTTCTTTTGGCGGCTTATACAGGGTTTGCAGTAGCATCTATGTTTAATTATGAAACTCGTGGCTCCTATGTTGAGCTGCTTGGTAATTGGGGCATGGTCGTGATGAGTTTTTACTTTGGTGGACGTACATTTGAAAAGATTGCTGATAAGGTGAAAAAATGAAAGACTGGACTTTAAAAGGATGTGTAACTTTAATTGCAACTGTGTCCTTAATGGGCGTTATTGCTTCCATGATATGGATGTTTGTACAGGCAGTGCTTGATCCAACAGTTGATGATAAGGTTGTGTTTGATATTGTTGGTCCCGCATTTCAAAGTATTTGCGGTGGTTTTTTAGGTTTGATTACTGGTATTCACATTGGAGAAAAGAAAAATGATTAACTCAAGGGATTTAAATGAACTACTACCACAAGTTAAAGCAAAGGTTGACGCTTTCATTGAAGCCTGCAAACAGGCAGGAATCGACATTCTTGTTACGTCTACTTACCGCGACAATGAAAGCCAAGCTGCGTTATATGCGCAAGGTCGTACGGCGCCTGGTAAAATCGTAACAAATGCAGGACCTGGCGACAGTTTTCATAATCATCGTTGCGCAATCGACGTTGTTCCGATTGTTAATGGTAAGCCAGATTGGGATGGCACGCATCCTGTATGGGCAGAAATTGGTAGACTTGGCGTTGAAAACGGGTTAGAATGGGCTGGAAATTGGGTGCACTTTAAAGAATTGGCGCACTTCCAATACACAAATAATCTGACTATTGCTCAATTAAAGTCCGGTGCAACTATTGCTTAAATGAGGATACTGTGTTAACAAAGTTACAGTTTAAACCGGGCGTTAACCGCGAAGCCACAACTCTTTCAAATGAGGGTGGCTGGTATGACTGTAACAATATTCGTTTTCGTTCAGGTTATCCAGAAAAAGTTGGTGGCTGGACAACAGACACAGGCACAGAACCTACCACACAAATAGCTGTAAATCCTAGCAATGGCGCCAATTTAGCAACAACCAATCTGCCTACGGCTACTCCGCCCACAACGGCAGGTTACAATACGGCGTCCTTTTGGGGAGTTTGCCGTAGCTTATGGTCATGGCTCAACCTTGCTGGATACAACTTACTTGGGCTTGGTACTAACCTAAAGTACTATATTCAAAACGGTATTGGTGGCGCTTTCTATGATATAACGCCTATTCGTACTACAACTACTGGAGCAACTTTCACGCTTGTTGCAGGGTCAGCAAATATTACTGTAACCGATAATGCCAACGGCGCACAGGCTAATGACTTTGTAACTTTTAGTGGCGCTACAAGTACCGATACAAGAATCACTGCCGCAATCTTAAATGCAGAATTTCAAATAGTTTCTGTTGCTGGTAATACTTACACAATTACGGCGTCTATTACTGCTAATGCAAGTGGAACACAAGGTGGCGGATCTGTTTCTGCAGCATATCAATTGACCACAGGTTCTTCTACATACACCGATAACTTAGGCTGGGGTGCTGGTGGTTGGGGCGGCTATAATTCTGGCGCAATTGCTACAACAGTTGGTAGTACGCTGACAGCAAACAACACCACAATAACTGCATCGGCTTCTACTTCTAGTTTCCCTACTACGGGCACGCTTGCTATTTTTCCAGCATCAAGCGTAACACCAGCATACAACGCAACCAACTTAACAACTGCAATTACTAACGCATCAACTTCTATTATTGGGGGCAACTTAACAGGTTTTCCCACAACTGGTATGGGTTTGCTTTTTAATAATACCGACTACGAATACTTTACTTATACAGGTATTACAGGCAACACTTTTACAGGATGTACTCGAGGACAAAACGGAACCACTGCTGCTGCGCATAGCGCAGGCGTTACCATATCGGTTTATGTAGATGCGCCTGAAATTGTTACTTATACAGGTATTAGCGGTTCGACTTTTACGGGATGTGTTCGCGGCGCAAATGGTACGCAAGCTAGCACACACTCAACTGGCGCATTGATCTATAACTCTTTAACTACTGGCAGTTCTGCATATTCAGGTTGGGGTGCGGCGGCGCCTACTGCGTTTGGTATTGGACAGCAATTGCGTCTTTGGTCTAACGCCAACTACGGACAGGATTTGATTATTTGCCCAGGTAATGCGCAGATGTATTATTGGGCGGTTTATGCCAACCCTACTATTTTTAATAGAGCGCAGAACTATACAGCCGGTAGTACGATTTATACAGCTTCAGGTTCTTTTACTTGTGACTCCTCTACGCCGTCTTTAGTCAGTTATGTAATTGTTTCTGACTCATCTAACTTTGTCATTTGTTTAGGTTGTAATGATCCATCAGGCGTGGTAGGACCAACCTATTTAGATCCTATGCTTGTGCGTTGGTCAGATCAGCAAGGTGCAGGTACATGGTTACCGACCGCCACTAATCAGGCAGGTAGCTATAGATTGTCACAAGGTTCTCAAATTGCTGGTGTTATCCCAGCGCAACAAGGTATTTTGGTGTTTACAGATACTTCTGTTTATATTATGCAGTACGTTGGTCCTCCCTATGTGTGGGGCTTTAACGTCATGGCAAGTAATATATCTATTATGGGACCCAACGCCGTATCTAATATTAATAACACTATTTATTGGATGGGGTACAACAAGTTTTATTTCTATAACGGTACAGTACAACCCTTACCCTGTGCAGTACGACAGTACGTATTTGATAACATCAATCTGCAGCAATCTAATCAAGTGTATTCTGGTACAAATGAAGCGTTTAATGAAGTGTGGTGGTTTTATCCTTCTGTTACTGGGCGCAATAGTGATGGCTCTTTGGGTACTGGCACGCCTTCAAACCCTAATACATTGACAGACTCATATGTAATCTATAACTATGTGGATCAAACATGGTATTACGGCGCAATGCAAAGAACTGCATGGCTTTACTCACCTTTAAGATTAACACCCGTTGCAACAAATTATTATGGACAATTAATATATCAAGAAAGCGGTGTAAATGATGGAACAACTTCTCCACAACCTAGTGGTATTAATGCTTTCATCCAAAGTTCTGATTTTGATATTGGGGATGGTAACAGTTTTGGGTTTGTTTGGCGTGTTATTCCTGATATAAACTTTACAGGATCATTTAATCCGAATCCGTCTGTCAACTTAACTTTATTACCACGACAAAATCCTGGGAATAATTACGGCGTAGCCAATAACCCAACAGTAATCAGCCAACAAAACTACACAAACGAACGTGAGTATTTGATTCAAACCTTTACTTCTCAGCTATATGTTAGAGCAAGGGGTCGTCAGTTGGCGCTTAAGATTCAGTCTACAGGCTTGGGTGTACAGTGGCAATCAGGTATTCATCGTATCGACATTAGACCGGATGGGCGTAGATAATGGCAACACCATCAAAAGCAAACAACAGCGTAGCAGTTCCTACGCCCCCACAGTTTGTTAATCCGCCGGTCACATACGATCAAGGACAACAGACTCAATTGATAAATGTACTACGTTTGTATTCAGCTGCGCTTAATAGTGCGGTGGCTGCCAACACACAAACTATTGCATCTAACAATGTTCTTACTTGGTTGAACCTATGAGTAGTTATCAAAACATAATTCCACAACAGCTTTCGCAAGCCGCGATTACTGCAACCACATCTGCCTCACCACAGACGCTTTATACGACGCCAATATTTAATTTGGCAACCAACATCAACTCAACCAGAACCATAATTAAAGACATACAAATCGTTACTGGGAGTACAATTACGGTTACTGTGTATCTTGTTCCGAGTGGTGGCACCGCAGGCGCAGGTAACATATTTTTCAACGCAGTCAGTGTGGCGGCGGGAACACCATATCATTGGGTTGGCACGCAAGTTATTTTACCGGGATCAACTATTCAAGCATACGCTAGTACAACTGGCGCAAACATTTTTATCAGTGGCGGCGAAGCTACATAAGGGGTTAATATGAGTTTTTGGAACGACATGTCTTTTGGTGAGAAGCTGCTTGGTATAGCAGCTCTTGGTACTGGTGTGGGCGAACTGGCTACTGGCGGAGAATTGTTTGCTGGTTTGGGCGCAGACTCTGCTTTAGGTGGACTTGGTGGCGCAATTGATTCTGGCGCACAAGCAATCGGTAGTGGCATTTCTGGACTTTTTAGTCATGCCCCTGCGGCGGCGGCAGATGCTGTTTCTCCTACCGGTCCGGTAACTGGGGCTGTAGCTGGGGGCGCAAACGCTGCGGCGGCTCCTTCTGTTGGATACCCCGTAACACCTTCAAACATGCCACAGTCTGGGCTTATGTCAAAAATAGGGAATTCTTTAAGTTCAATTGGTAGTAACTTGACGGATAAAACAGGCACTTTTTCTAATGGCTACAACATGGGTTTTGCTGGACAAGCAGGTGTAGGATTAGGCGGTCTTGCTTTAGGTAACGCAGCTATTCAAGCTTCTAATAAACAATACGGCACCACACCAGTAGGTCCATATACAGGCGTAGGAAGTAATCTTACTGGTGCTCAAGGTGTTCCATATTTGACTCGTCATGCGGCTGGTGGCTTAATGGGTGATCCCGGCACAGCACCTATGGCATATAACCGCACACCTATTTATAATAGCGCTACAAGCACACCCATGCCACAACCTGTTATGCACTTTAATCAAGGCGGTGTTTCTGATTTAGGTTCGTACTCAGATGGTGGTCGTATGTTAAAAGGTCCAGGGGACGGCATGTCTGATGATATTCCTGCAACAATTAACAATAAGCAACCCGCACGTTTAGCTAACGATGAGTTTGTGGTTCCTGCAGATGTTGTGTCTCATTTGGGTAACGGCTCTTCTGATGCAGGCGCTAAGAAACTTTATAGTATGATGGACAGAGTTAGACGTGCAAGAACAGGAAGTCCGAAACAAGCTAAAGCTATTCACCCCGATAGGTACATGCCAGGATGATTAATCCCGTAAATCCATTACCCGTTTGGGTTACAGCCGTAGTACACGAGCCTACGGCATTGGATTTTATTGGTCTAATTTTTGATGTGTTTGAAGTTTGGGATGATTTAATTGATAAAGATAAACCTGTATCAAATGAATTAATAAGCGACGCATTTCAAAAAGCCGTTATTTACTTACCTATCAATCCCTTTTACAATCGGAACTTTACAGCTTTGTATCCGCATGTGGCAGCAACTGTGACAGCTTGGCAAACTGCAAACTACTTGCATCAAAGTAAAGACAAAGAAGACTTGGCGCATGCTTATACACTCAGAAAGTTGATGATTAATTTGGTGGTTGAATGTGTTCGATTACTATCCGGCAATGACGCCGCTTTGGAAGCATCTATATTAGGTTGGGGTTCGTCCGCAGAGATTGACTCTTTCGATACATTTTTAAAGGAATCATTATGAGTTGGATGGGCGGAGGAGGCGGTGGATCGCCAGCGGCAACAAGCCAAACAATATCAACATCAAACATTGCGCCTTGGGCACAAGCTGGTGTTACGCAACTTACTCAAGCTGGGTTGCAAAATATTTTTCCACAATATAATCAATCGACAGGCGTATTAGGTCCGCAATCAGGGTATACCCCATTTAACGCTAATACAGCACAACAAGTTGATGCCAACGGACAGCCTGTTAACACAGGCATGAACACCGCATACAACGCAGGTAAAGCAAATACTGCAGGGTTCTCAGACTTACAAAATCAGTCTTTTAATGCCGCACAAAACATGCAATTGCCAGGGCAGTACAACGCTGCAACTGGAATGGCTGGACAAGCAGGACAAGGCGCTCTTGGCACAACAGGTACTGCAGGTTTATATGGCGCTCAAGGCGCAGGGTATGGACAACAAGCCGCTGGTTTAGCACCTCAAGCTCAACAGTACGGAGCCAATGCAGCCAATATTGGTATGCAAGGTTTGGGTTACGGTGCGATGGGTGCGGGATATGGCGCGATGGGCGCTAATGCTGGTATGAGCTATGGACAGAACGCGACCAATCCAAACGCTGTTCAAAGCTACATGAATCCGTATCTACAAAGTACGTTAGCGCCATCTTTGCAATTGCTTAATCAACAATACGGCATGCAACAAAATGCCAATCAAGGAGCCGCTACACAAGCGGGTGCGTTTGGTGGTTCACGTATGGGCGTTCAAAATGCGCTCAATCAACAAAACCAGTTGTTGGCAACAAATCAATTGGTGGGCAACGCATACAATCAAGCCTACAATACTGCTAATCAAAACATGCAGAATGCCGCAACACTTGGTATCCAAGGTTCACAAGCAGGTATGCAAGGCGCCGCTGCTGGACAGTCTGGTATCAATTCAGCAATTCAAGGTCAACAAGCAGGACTGTCTGGTATAGGTCAAGCTAATGCAACTTATGGACAAGGTATTGCTGGGGCACAAACCGGACTATCTGGCGTCAATACTGCACAACAAGGTTATGCGGGTGCAAACACTGCGGCTGGAACAATGGCAAACATTGGAACTCAACAACTTGCTGGACAACAAAGTATTGCCGGATTGCAAAACGCATACGGTGCGCAACAGCAACAACAGCAACAAAACATACTTAATGCTGGAAATCAAAACTACAGCACAATGCAAGCATACCCAATGCAGCAACTCCAACAAATGGAGGGCTTATATACAGGTGCGCCAACAAACACAACCACATCAAACTACAGCGCAGCGCCAAGCACACTATCACAAGTTGCAGGTTTGGGTATGGCAGGTTATGGTCTAAGTCAATTAGGCACAGGTACAGGTACAGGTACAGGTAAAGCAAAAGGCGGTCGAATTAAAGAAGGCGGTATTGATAAGTTACCTGCTAAAAATTTAGAGTCTTTTAAAAAGGGCGGTATCGCTATGGATACCGAAGACGATGGTGCGGTGCATTTTGTAGATAATAGAGATCAACCTACTCGTGCGCCTTCTTCAGATTTAGGAATGTTCAACGTTCCAGGCATGGTTTCGTTAGGTTCTTTTGGACCTCAAACAGGTTCTCAACCGTCACCTACAGACCAGATGTCGCCATTTCAACGCGCATTACTTAAGCTAGGACCTTACGGAGCTTTATACACAGATAAGAATGCAGGCGTAACTCCAACGGCAGCTGCCACTCCTAATGCACCTGTGCAACAAAGTAACAACTATTCATATGGTTCTAATGTTACTGCTCCTGGTGGATCACCAATGTTTTCAGGTCTTGGTGCAACAAATCCTGGGTTAGCAGCTAATCCTAATGGTGCAGCTCCAACAGATCCTTCAAACGCTAATTATAGTATTGGCGCACCTACTTTATTAAACACAAAACGAATGACGCCATATCAGTCACAACAAGCTGCTGATCAGTTCTACAATGATGCGTCTGGTAATGTAGAAATGCGTTTAAACAACTATCAAGAAGATATAAAAAAGTCTATTGAACAAGAAGACATTGAACGTCAAATGATGTTGCAAAATCGTCCAATGCTTGGTAAAAAACAAGAAGAACGTTTAAATAAAGAAGCTGAAAAAGATCAAGGTAAGTTGGCAGATTTAAAAGCTATGAGTTGGCTTGAACAAGGACTTGCAACGCTTGGTGGTACATCTCCTTATTGGGCGGCTAATATTGGGACAACTAAAGGTATTGAAGCGTACAAAGCCGGTAAGAAAGATCTTGATAAAGCAGAACAATTACGCCAAGAAGCTTACTCACACATTGACGATATGCGTGACGCCAGAACTAATCAAGACATAGATTCCGAACTTTTGCATAGAGAACGCGCAACAGATAAGGTACAGCACTTTAATGAAGTTGCATCTAACGCTTTAAATAATTTTGATATGGCACGTGCAGGCGCAGGACTTGGTGTTTATAATGCTAGCGGGTCTGAAACCAGCGCTAATGCGCGTGCTAATTTGGGCGCCCAAGTATCGACTAATGCGGCAAATGCACAACTTCGTTTACAGCAAATGCTACACGGCGGTGATCTTGAAGCACAAAAAGAGTACTTAAAAATACAGCAACTTGTAGATACTGAAATAAGTAAAGATACAATGAATAGTACTTTGGATCCCGCAAGTTTAAGTGCAAAACGTACTGCTAGAATGCAAGAAGAAATTGCCAAAAATCCTTTATTATCTAGATATGCTTCTAGAATGGGTATGGGATTAGGGTCACAACCAAGTTTTTCTTCTTCGCCTACAGGTAATGTAATTTCAAGTGCAGGTATGTTCTAACTATGCCAAAGTATTTAACTCTGCCGGATGGTAACTCTCTTGAGGTACCTGATAATGTGTCTTATGATCAAGCACTAGCAAAAGCTAAAGAACATTTTCCAAAACTATACGGCATGCCTGGTCCAGACTCAGGACTTTTCTCCGCATTAGGTGCAGGAGTAAAAAGTGGTTTAGGATCAACTGCGCAGGGTATTGGAGAAACTACAGGCTTACCCGCTTTAGCTGATTACGGCAAACGTTTAGAAGAGTCAGCCGCAAAAACATACCAACCTACTTCTGAACAAGATATTGCAGCAGCTAGAGCAAAAGGTTTTTTACCTGAAGCCGGCGCTTATTTAAGTAAATATATTACTGAGCCTGTTGGCGAAGCCGTAGGTAATATTGCTGGACGTTATGGTCTTCCTACACTTGCAGGCATGGGCGCGGCAGCTGCTGCTCCTGAAGTTGGTTTAGCAAGTGCTTTGGGTTTTGCTGCTGCCAATGCTCCTATACACATTGGTGAGAATATAGCTGCCCAAAAGAAACTAGGACAAACGCCTGATTACACTGCCGCTATTGCCGCAGGTATTGGACAAACCGCTATTGATTCATTGGCAGGTGCTATATTTAATGCGCCACTAAAAGGCATCTTAGGCAAAACTGCGCAAGAACAAGCTATGGCTTTAGCGCCTGAAGTATTGGCAGGTAAATTAACTGCTGAAGAAGCAAGTAAACAAGTCGGCAGTACACTTAGAAATATTGCTCAAGGTACTGCACAAAATGCGGTTGTTGGTACAGGCATGATGGTCGGTAATGAAGCACTGACTCGCGCCGCCACAGGACAAAGTTTAACTTCTCCTGAAGCACAAGAAGCCTATTTGCAAAATGCAAAGATGGGTGTGGGCATGTCCCCCTTATTCGGTGCGCTTCATGGGATGGGCGCTAGAGGCGACGCAGAAACATTGCTTAAAAAAGCAGCCGTTGAAGGTGAAGAAGCTCGTGCCAAGCTCAACCAAAAAACTGAAGTAGATCAGGATCACCCTGAATATCTTCAAAAAATTAAGAACGATTATGAAAGCGCATGGGAAAAATATACCCAAATGCGTGACGCTCTTGGCAAGGCACCGGGTAAAGATGAGCCGCCACACTTAGCAATCGAACATCAAGAACAAAAAGATGCTGTTGCTGAACAAAAGAAAATTGTCGAAGATTTAGCGCCTGAATATCACCGTGTTCAAAAGCTACTTAAAACTGAAGAAGAACCACCAAAGTTACTTGGGTATACCCCAACGCCTAAACAACTTCCAGGAATGGAAACACCTGAAGGCGCTAAACGCAATGTTCTTGACTTGGTTGATGAACACAAGCAAATGCTTGAAAAGAAAGCAGAAATTGAACAAAGAATGCACAATGCCGCACCTGAAGAATTTGCGGATTTACACAATGCCTATGAAGGTTTAAACCACAGAATTAATTTTGCGGAACAATCTATTAGAGATGCTGGTGGAGTTTTATCTGAACCATCAGAGTTTGAGACGCTTGCTAAGAAACAAGTTGATACGGTCGATAAAAAAATTAAGACTGCTACTGACGCATATAACAAAGCTAAAGATCCTGAGATTGGCAACTTTGAAGGCGCTAGAAAGCAAGCAGAAAAACTACAAAAGTTACAAAAAGAAAAACAAGATTTGCTTGATCTGCACGACCAACAACGTTTGCAGTTAGCTAAACAAGCTACAGGTAAAGGCGAGACTTTGCCTTTGTTTAGTGAAAAAGAAACACCCCCAGGCGTGGCACAAACTCCAGAAGATGCGGTATCTTTTGACCAACCCACGGCTGAACAACCTACAAAACCAGATAAAAGTCAACGTGTTTTATTTCACGGACAGAACTATAAAGACACTGCGCTTCGTAATCAAACAGAAGCAGATAGGATTGCGGCTACCCCAGAAGGTCAGACAGCGCCTTTATTTAATGAGAAAGAAGCGCCAATACCTAAAGACGTAATCGCGCCAACTGAAACCGAAATCGCGCCAGAAATCGCGCCAAGAAAAACTTCTGGTCAACAAGAAATGTTTGGACCAAAGGGCGAAGTAATTCCAACTAAAGAAAATGTAACGCCCGAAACTATATCGCAAGCCGCCGAGACGCCAGAGATGCGTGCAATGGCACACGCAGAAGGAATTAAAACGCCTGAACACAAAGCGTTTATGAAGGAACGCAATCAACAAATTGCAGATCTTAGACAGAGCGGGGACATCAATGGCGCTAATGCTTTGCGTGCGCAAACAACTTTTGAGGGTTATAACAAAGCGGTTGAATTAGGTAAAGCATCTTCTAAGTATCAAGATCGAGTTGCTAAGACTGCGGCTAAACTAGAAACCGAAAGCAACAAGCAACCTAAAAAGGGCGCAACTAAAAAAGTAAACAAGGACTTAGAATTATCTAGAGGTACAGCAACAGAGCCGCATACTACAGACTCTCTTAAAGCCGAGTTAACGCAAGCAATGGGTGAACGTGTTACCGGTCGGGGCAATGATTACATTACGCATAAACTTACGATACTACCATCACCAGAAAGTCTTAATTTAGAAGGGCTGCCTTCAGACGCTAAAGGCGTGGTATTGCCCAATGGTAAGGCGTACTTATTTGCCAAGAACATTAACAAGGGTGAAGGACTAAGCGTTTTATTGCATGAAGTCGGTACACACTTAGGTTTTAGAAATTTCTTTAACAAAGATCAATACAAGGCACTGGCAGAAACTGTTAAGCAGTGGGAAGCCAGGAATGATAACTCAATAGAATCTCGTGTAGCAAAAGCTGCTCGCGCTCGCGTAGAAGCCGCTAAAACTAAACCTGACCAAGTTGATGATGAAATGCTTGCTTATACAGTTGAAGAAGCACTTAAAGCTGGCATAGATCCTAGCGGAACAAAAAAAGGAAGTGCGCTTCAAAATTGGTTAAATACTGTTGTTAACTCATTTAAAAATGTATTGGCACGTTTAGGTTTAAGTCCAAAAGAATTGACTGCACAAGACCTCGTTGATTTGGCTTATGGCGCCGCACACTTAGAACTCAAAGGTACATGGCACGGATCAGGCGCTAGGTTTGGTGAGTTTGATTTTACTCACATGGGTTCAGGTGAAGGCGCCCAAGCATTTGGGTGGGGTACTTATAGAGGGCAACAGAAAAAAGTTGCTAAACACTATGCAGATGAGGGAGCTGAAAAAGTAAACGCAGCTAGATATGACAATCCTAAAATGAAAGCATGGGCTGAATCTTTAGAGCCTACTTTTAATGGAAAAAGTATACAAACTGTTTTACAAGATCCTGAAGCTGGTATACCTCCTGGGTTTATTGGACCTATTGTGTCCGCACTTAATGACGTACACTTTTTGTCTGCGTATTCGGATGTTCCAGAAAAAATGTTAAAACCTGGGGATGAAGCACGCGCTAAACAAGAATTTCTAAATCACATACAAAACACAATTAATGAAGAAAGAGAAACTCTTAAAGTAGATAAAAAGCTAGGAAGAAAACCTGACCCGTTTACTACAGGCTTTTCTGGTTCGACATTTCCTTCTATTGAAAGTTTTGAAAAGACATTAAACGCTCTTGAAGAATATATTAAAACAACAGAAAAAAATGGTCAAGGTTTTGAGCAACCAAAAATAACTGAACCACCTGTACCTAAAACAGAAGGGGTACTATATAGAACTTTACACACCAGTCCTGAAGACCACTATCTTGATTGGGATGCTCCCCTTGAAGCTCAAAGTGAGCATGTAAAGAATAGCTTAGCAAACCTATTTAATTCGCTTAATAAAGACCAAAAAATAGCGTTTAATAAAGCGCTTAAGGAAATGCCTGAAGATCGCAGATCCGGTAGAGATATTATTGGCGCCGTAGAAAATGCAATGGAAGCCGTGGGTATTCCTGACAAACAAGTTCAAGAATTTGCATCACGAATAATGGAAGCAAACGGTATTGCTGGTAGCAAGCATTGGGATGGTTACTCGCGTGGAAAAAAAGAAGGCTACCGAAACTACGTTGATTTTGCGGATAAAGAAAATGGCGCAAAAATTATTGCATCTGATTTAAATCCTATCGGTCCTGCTAAAGAACCTTTGTTTTCACGCAAAGCTGATTACGGTACAGACAACCCGTTGTCTAGATTGACTCAAAAAGTAATTGCACAAAAGCCCACACTCAAAGACAAGATGAGCAATGTGTCAGCCCTTGCAGCTGAAATGGAAGCTGTCGACATGCGTGCCGCCTTAAGAAAAGCAATTACTGTTGGCGCTAAAGAAATCAACAATCCTAATCTTGCTACTCAAGTTATTTCACACATCATACGTGGTGACGACAAAGTTCAGATGGCAATGTCTGTCTTGGGCAAAGGTCCGCTTGAAATGTATACGGATGAGAAAGGACTTAAAGGAGTTCAAAGTCGTAATAAAAATAGCGGAACCGACGTATTTAAAGCTATTTCCGCCATACCAGAAGGCAATGCTCAAGGCAAAACCGACATGGCAACCGCCTATCTTATTGCTGTTCGTGCACTTAACAAAGGCTTGAAGAAACTTGACATTGGCGAACTTGGTTTAAGTGAAAAAGATTTGCAGGACACAATGGCGTATGTGGATTCCCGTCCCGCTATGAAAGCCGCGCTTGAAGATGTCCGCACTAAATATAATGCCTACAACGAAGGGCAGATCAAATTCCTTGCTGATACTGGCGCAATCACTAAGAAAGCCGCCGCAGATTTAATGCGGGATAAAGATTATGTTCCGTTCTACCGTGTTGGCGCTGATGGAAAAGCTGAATTAATTTTCAATGACAACGTCATGATCAAAGTTGGCGACATAAAAAATCAGCCATATCTGCATGCGTTAAAAGGTGGCGAGACTAAGATACTTCCACTCGATCAGTCAATGTTGCAAAACACGTTACTCTTAACAGATAAGGGCTTGACTAACCTTACACAAAAATCTATTGCCTATGCGTTCCAAGAAATTGGTAATGCTCGTCCAAATGGCGGCAAAAATGAAATGATTGTGCACACAGGTAAAGGTCCAGCAGATAAAAACGTATTGCGTTTCACACAAGAACCCGATCCCAAAAATCCCGCAGATACTGGCGACCGTTGGATAAAAATTAATACCGCAGGAACTGTCATGGAGGGTGTGCCCGATGCCATGATCATGAAGAGTATTGAAGGTACTGCGTTCAGTTTACCAGCTTACTTAAAACTTGCAGGCGATGCATCAGATCTGTTGCGTTCAGGTGTTACAAGAACTCCGCTTTATCTTGCGCATCAATTGCTTCGTGATCCTATAGCGGCAATAGCAACTGGTGGTGTGGATAAAAATCCTTTAATGGCTGTGCTTGCCGCCGGTAAAAACTTTATTCAAATGCAAAGGGGTAAGAGTGAAGTTGGCGCAGAGCTTATAAGAAAAGGTATTTTGCACAGTCAAATATTCAAAGGCGACAGTAGCGACATTTCTAAATATGCTTTGCAGTTGGCAAGTGGTAAAGATCAAAACGCTATTCAATGGTTAATTTCAAAAGCCGATAAGATGGCGCTGGATGCTGATGCGTCTACACGTGCTTTGGTATATCAGAATGCTCGTGAAAAAGGTATGTCTGAGGTTGAAGCTGAAGTTGCGGCTCGTGAAATTGTGAACTATCAAAAGCGTGGATTGTCTGCGTCAGTTCAACATACCAACAGAATGATCCCGTTCATGAACGGACAAATCCAAGCGCTCAACTCATTTGCTAAAGCCGCTCGTGGCAATATGCCTTTTAATGACCAACTGAACATCAAGAAGAAGTTCTACAATACAGCACTTACTTTGGCGGGTTCAGGTTTAGCATACGGCTTTGCGCTATCAGACAATCCTTACTATAAGAATGCAACGCTACAAGATAAGTACAGTAACATGTTTGTGTTCTTGCCTGGTCTTGAAGAGCCTATAAAGATTCCTGTACCTTACGAGGTTGGTTATTTCTTTTCTCTTGGTGCCGCCGCCGCAGATGCAATCAATGGTACGGCTGAAACTAAAGATCAAGCAGGGGCATTAGCTAAGTTATTTTCTAGTTCAATTCCTGGGTATAGTTCCAAGGGCGTGCCACAAGTAATTAAGCCTATTGCAGAAGCTGCACTGAATTTAGATTTAAACTACATGCAACCCTTAGAGTCTGCACGTTTGCAAAAATTAGATCCTGAGCAACGCATTACTGCAAACACTACAGAACTTGCTAAACAAATGAGTCACTTAGTTGGCGGAGTAATTTCCCCTATTAAGTTAGAGCACATTGTCAAAGGTTATTTAGGACAGTTACCTCTTGCCGCCGCCGGTGCCGCCAATGATTTGTTCAAACCTGGTACTGAAAAACCTGCCGCTCGTATCACTGAGGCGCCATTAATTGGTAGCGCATTCCAGAAGAAGTTTGGTGGAGGTGATGAAAACATTGCTTATGAAGAAGCGCAAGACGCAATCAAGGCGCAGAACACGTTCAATACAATGGTCAAAGAAGGGCGTGGACAAGAAGCTAGAGAGTATATGCTTGCCAATAAAGATCGTTTAATGCTTGCAAAACTAGCAACACAATTTCAAAACACGATGGCACAGTTTGCGGCGCAAACACGGATAATTCAAAACTCACCACACCTGACCGCAGACCAAAAGCGAGAGCGTTTAGACCGCATTGATGAAGCTAAACAAAAACTCTCTGCTAATTTTAGGAAGGCAACTTCCCGCGTCTAAAGAACAGCACGCCAAGCAAACCATTTTTGATTCCAATCTTGGCGTATGTTTTTGTTCCGTGGCAGATGGCGGCACGAAGCCCCATCTCCCTTGTTTTGTACACATCAAGCGTTGGAACAAAGATGCACTCACCCGGCTTCAAGGTCTCCCAGTTGAAATTCTTCAACATCTTCAATCCTTTTCGAAATCTGCACCACATTTACTCGCATGCTCGGACCATTGGTTTTTGCAAGCATATCTTTTTTGCCATACTTAACTTTGTAAACCCTACTTATTTGATCTTTAAAGTCTGCATAACTAAAGCTCATGGCAACACAGTGCGCTTTCAATAACTGCTCTTCAATAAAATAGTCAACGTGTCCAACAGAATCAAGCTCATGCTCAACACGCCCACGTACTTTAGAACGAGTAAGGGATTTGTCAATAGTATCTCCAGACCCCCATGTGGATAGCAAGCGCCCCTCATTTTTCTTAATGACAATAAAGCTTCCGTAGTTATCTCCCGTATAGGCACTAAGCACATCTTCCGCAGTTTTGATGTTAGATGCAATGATACCTCGAGCTTTCTTAACCAATTCATGCAAGGCATCTGTAAGCGCTTTAACTGGAACATCTAAGATCCCCGCATAATTACTGCCCAAAAGAATAGCCGCCGCTATAGTAGTCGCACAACCCGCATGCCAATAACGCTCATCATCTGTAAAATTCATTTCTTTACCTAACTTTACAGAAACTTTCTGCACCATTTGTTCAGCAACGTCTTGATTCCTAACAAGCCAACGCACCCATGCTTCTCCGGCTACGCCGTAATTGCGCTTTAATTTCTTTAAAGTTATACGTTCTTCTGCACTCCATTGTAATTTTTCAGTTGGGTTCCACTCAAGCATTCTAAGAAGCTCACCATTTGAGCTAAACTTTCTAGCGCCCGCCATGTAATCTGTTAACACCTCATTGGATGTCAGCGTGCAAGTAGAAGCCCAGTTAGTATTATTTAAACGTTCTTTATTTACAGATGCATCCATACGTTCCTTACCTTGACCCTCTGCAAAGTCAAAAATAAAGGCAGGCGCCCACTCCATATTGGCACGTTGAGTCGATGTGATCTCGTCAATCAGTAGGGGTAAACTCTTTAGCAAACCGGCTCTTTGTTGCATTGCAACTGGCGATGTTCCCTTACCAGTCCTGTACATAATTGGGTGCCCCCAAACTCCCGCCTTAGCGCTTAGCGTAAGTGATTTACCTGTACCTGATAGCTTAGAAGTAAGTGCCCAAGTAAAACCCTCATACTCAGTAAACCTCATCAATGGGCAACCAAAAGAATCCAAAGCATTAGCTAAAAGTGGATACATCTTACGCTCAACAAATATGTTCCAGACCTGACGCCAATCGTCTAAGTTACCCATCTTGTTTGTATTGCGGTTGATATTCTCCAAGCCTGGCATTGGGATTGTGGTTTCTTTGCCATCCTTAGTGAAAACCCTATGGTTATAAACGAACGAGCCATTATCTTGCCAACCAAATTGAAGCGGGACTTCGATTGGTTTTTTGTTAGTTGAAGCTTCGTTTGCACAAGCACGGACATAGTCGTAAAGGTTCTTATCATTACCCGCCCCATGTGAAGCAAGTATGTTGTGAGTCGCAAGGTTTTTTAAGGTATCGTCTTTACTAACCACCGCCTTTTGGGGGAACGTAAACGTCTCTACTTTGTTGGGTCTAACTGCCGCCATATGAATCATGTGTTCATTCTCAAGCTTTAACAAGTCAACCACAAACAAGTCATAGGGAACCAACTCGATCATTCTTGTAGAAGTTTTGCCGTCCACATCTTTCTCAGTCTTCTCGCAGTACACACCACCATTCTCTCCGTAACTGTAATTTCTTGGAGGTTCAGGTCTGTACACGGCGGGAGGCGCGTCAAAGATTTCTTCTAATTCCGCCTCTTCATTTAGACCAAATTCAACTTCTTCATCAAAATCTTCTACGGGCTTTTCTACAGACGTGATTGGGATTATCTTGGCAGTATTATCTTTAGCTAGGGTTCTCCCTAATATCAATGGATTGGTGATCTTGCCAAAGTGTGGACACTTCCCGCAGATGCCAGGATTCTCACTGTCCATCTTAATACACGCATAAGGACCTTTAATATTTGCCAACTTCTGGCGCATCCGCTCTTCACTGTATGGATGCATGGCGCTTAAACTTAGTGCATGTTCCTCACCATCTTCGCACACTTTTGTCCATGAAAGTAGACCACGCCAAATGGGTTCCTTGCCGTCTTCTTGAGCGTTGGCAATGTAGTCTTTGATCTGCCCACACTCTTCCATGAGAGGCGCAAAGAGACTCTTTGAATTTTCAATCAGTTTAACCGCTGATGCAGTCTTACGCTCAGGACGTTTGCCGGGCAGAGCTATTTCAGGAGCTTTAAATTCCTCTTTGATATGTCGCTCAACCCAGCTTTTAAAGTCATCAAAAGATAACGTGTCGCCAGAATTGAGCAACTTAACAGGACGTGGTGTGCCATATTTCTTTTTAAAGTTACTTGTTCCCGGTACTCGCAATATGCGTGCCGCATCGGCAGTAACCGTCATGTCAATATTAAGGTTCTCTTGTTTGCAAAGACGTTTAAAGTTCTCAGCAACAGGTTTCCAAACACTTACTGGGATAGCTTCGGTCAACGCCCAATAGACATGAAGTCCACCGCCAGAGCCAACAATGTAGGGTCGCCCCAACTTGTCCATGCTCGTCTTAACCGCAAAAGCGGCGAGTGCAAAGCCCGCATCCTTTTTGGTAGCGTAGCCATCCATGTCAATAAAGAAAGCCTTAATACTTTGTGCCGCTTCAGCTTTGCGTTCAGGTCTATCAAAAGTTGATAAAGCAAAAAACACATCGCATTCATTGGCATGCCAAGTATCTATTTGAGGAACAAGTTCTTCTACCTTATCAGCAAAAGCGTGTTCTTTGTTTTTTGTTAATTCTACGGCGCAGTACAACCCATTCCCCGGAGACGGAAGTACAGCCGCCAGAAATTCTTGCGGAGTCATGCGTATCCTTGGGTTTATTGGGGGAACAGTTCTTGTTGGTTTGGATCTTTGGGCGGAAATGTGTCCGCAGGGTTAAGTGCCGAGAACCTTCTTAATAATTCTACTTGTACACTTAATGGCAAATCAACTTGGTATGCAAGCACATCAGCGGCATAACGAATCAATTCAGAATTACTTAGGTTTCTAGGCGGAATGACTTGCATACTTTTCTCCACGCGTCTTCCTTGGTAGGTGACGTCTGTAATATTTTTAGGAGGGACTCAACAACTGGGCGGTATGCGACAAAGACTTCGCCACCATTAAACCAGTTATATACAGACTGGCGAGTTGCACCAGTAGCCCTAGCGATTTTTGTAACGGGGAACTCGAGATGGATCGCCCATCGCCCTAGTTGATTTCCTAGAGTCTTGGGCGCCTTCTTCACCGTTGCGATAACTTTCGGTGAATATGCCATTTAATCGTCCCAATCATCAATCGCTGAAGCTAAACTCGCCTTGGGGGGTACCGCAGGTGCTTTCTTCTCTTGCTTAACGACAACTGGCTCGTCGACTTCATCGTCTGCCACGACTTCTACCTTCGCCTTGGGTTTCGCCTTCTTAGGTGCGGGAGCAATGACTTCGTCCTCGTCCTCAGTAATCTCGGGTTCTGCTACCTTAGCGGGTTTTTTACCTTCAATCGCAATCGGAGGCGCAACTTTATCTACTTTTGTTACAGAGAATGTAATTGCCGCAAGTGCTTCGGGACTCTTACCTTTTTGTAACACAACATCGTATTCCTCTTGCTCTAACCACTTCATGGATTTAAAGAACAACTTAGGTGATTCTGCTTTGGTATCAAACTTCATACGAGTCACAACCATTTCAGGATCAATCTGTTGAGCCGCTAACCAACGAGCGTATGCTTTTAAAGGCATGTTGTCACCATCAGCATCGCCAAATACAGAAGCTCCAGGAACTGGCAGTTGTAACACATCGCCATTAATATCATTGGCTAACACTACCGCAACTCTGTGTTGGAAACGGCAAGCTTTTGAGTCACCTTGACCTGAACCGGCTATATTCTTTGCGCAATCTCTACAGTTTTCAGACTGACGATCTTTAGAATCAGGGCTAGATGTTTCACCATCAGCAGACCAACAATCAGGAGTTGTTGCATCTCCATCGTACGCTTTAGCGTACCAAATACGACTTGTCTTAGGTGCGGCATTAACAAACACTACATCAAGATAGCGCTCTTCAATGTTAGCAATTTCTTTCCCACTAGACATCAAACGGAATACACCGCCTTTAATAGATATGCGCTTACCAAAGTCTGCGCTTCCACCTAATGCCTCTGCTAATGCAGATTTACCTGTACGTTGTTTTGCAAACGCTGGGGCTTTAGCCCCATCAAATAAAGCAATATTGCTCATCTCTTCTCCTTACGTTGGTTTACGAACTGAAATATCAAACTCACTGTGTGAGTTCAAACCGGGGGGTAGTAGTTTGGGATTCTCTTCAAGAAACTTTGCCATGTTTGTTTGTGCAATACGTCTCTCAAAAAGATCAAGCGCATCATGTTCTTTTACGAACTCTTTAAATGCGTCCCAATCTGATGCGTTGTATCGTGTCTTTGTTGTTAACGATACTGTGCCATGATCAGTCTTTACAGACTTGACTCCGAGTGCAAGCATTCTATCTTTAAGTACTGACTTAACTTCATCTCGTTGAGCTTTGATACCCTCAATTTGATTTTCATACTCAGTAGTTAATTCTTGAATCCTCGCTTGCATTTTCCTATACACTTTTGCCAACTTATCCAAAGGGATCGCCGACACTTCATCCTGTGAATCGCTCATTTTTCTTCTCCTCTTTTTGTCTAATGTTTAACAATTCTACACCATAAAAATTTGTTT